GCTATTACGGGATGCCCCAAGTCCATTAAAGTTTCCCACATAATGTCTCTGGCTTGGCCCTGAGTTGGGGCCACATAGAAGACAGTCCCTCTGTTAGTCTGTAAAGCATTAACAATTAACAACCATGCCGCTAAACGAGACTTACCTGTACGTCTACCTGCTGCTACTATCTTAAAGCGTGTAGGGTCTTCCCAGACTTGCTGTTGCCATGGTAGCAGCGATATGTTAAGTTCAGACACTAATAAGACCAAACAACGGGTACGGACTTACGATCATCTACGTGTATAAACGTATTGGCAACACCTATGCCCCCAAAGCCCATTTCCATTGCATTTTTTATAATCACATACTTCTGATTACCGTCTGCCACAGCAATGTCCGCAGCTATACCTAAGACATGCTGACCTACTTTCTTTTTCTTAGCTTCAACACTGTGGGTTCTGTCTCTATAGCCACTGGTGATTGTGAAGGGGAAACCACACTTCTCTCTAAGCTCATCCAAACGATGTATAAAAGCTATGGACATAGCATTGTTACCTGTCTCCTGACAGTTAAACTCCTCATAAGTAAAATATTTAAATTCATTACTCATGTTCTGTGTATTCCCCTTCTACTATGTTAGGATTGTCGGTGATGGTTGTTTCAGTGCCTACGCCTGTGATGTTGATTGATATGGAAGATCTACCCCCATTAAGCTTATCCTTCTCAAAATAGCTTATGGGTAACATTCTATCCATCATTAGCTTCCAAGCTGCTGCTTGATGTTTGTGATCGTCGTCTAAGGCAGCATTCATAATACTGTCTAAGACTTTCTGTGACTTAGGGGATGCTAACATACGAGCTTTGTACTCATTAATGATAGCTGCGTCACCTTTGGGTCTACCTACTGCATTCCTATGTCCCTTCTTATTGGACATAACTTCGGACTTCTTAGGTCTACCTCTTTTTTTAGGTAAATTACCTTCGGACATAAGTATTGCCTTCTATGAGATACTTAAGGATACCTAAGGCAGCGTTAGGATATTTCTTTATTTTATTTCTTTAAAGTCTTATTCTTAAGCTGCTTTAGTTTACCTGTATATTATAGCATATTTTTTACTAAAAGTCAACCCCTTTAGGCTACTTTTAGCTAAAATATTGTCTTAAGCCGCACCTGTGCGGTGCTTGTTGTGTCTTCCATTGGCCCACCTTTTACTTTTATTGGCTGCCATTGGTAAAATCTATTGATTTCAAGCAGATGATTCACTGAATAAATCATTAATTATTCACTTTAAGTACCCAAAATGCTACTTTTTTGTGTCTATTGGGGTACTACTAATTATAGCCAGAGGCCAGCCCCCTCCCCGCCCCTGAAAACACGGGCCCTTTGGTTCTATTGGCACACTTCTTGCATGCTGGTAGCCTGTGGATAACTTGTGGATAACTATTGGCATGGTTATTGCATGCCTAAGGTTGGCATAGTCCTTGCATGTCTAGCAAGAAGCATGCCATTGGGGCCATTGGCACACCATTTGCAAGTGTGAGGGGAGTAGTGGGAGCCTATGGCAACCATTGGCCCTAACACAGATTGGCAACGATTGGTAGACCTACAGACTACTATAAGTCTTATTTATGGTGCGTTATATAGACAACATTCAGTGCTTGCATTGTCCAACTGAGTTGATACTATAGCCATATCACTTACAGAGGAGCGACACAACATGAGTTTAGCAACCGACACAATCGTTTTACACATAGCCAACGATCAAGGCTACTACAACACTGCACAGGAGATCTTACAGCGCTGTGGTGATTCATACGACGCCTGTATTGAGCTTAAAGATATGGTGGATGAGATCATGTTTCCAGAAGAAGCAGGACAACCCCAGAACATTGACCACTTCTTTAGGCAGGACATGATTCTGGAGGCATTATCTCAGGTCAACTGGCGTGAAGTCTATGAAAGATTAACAGAAGATTAAGAGGGTTAGTATGAACAACTACCAATATGCATTGGGCAAGATCAAGGCCACCCAAACCCTTGAGCAACTGAATAAAGTTGAGATGTTGCTCACTCAGTTATATAATGCTGAGTTTTTAACGGGTAGCGAGTTTCGCCGCTTAGACTGTAAGCTGGTAGATCACTCCCTAAAGTTAGAAGGCATTTTAGCGTAACCCACTGATGAGCCTGTGAGACTCAGGCGAAACCCTGTGAAGGGTCTGGGTATTAATTAAAACTTAATCAATTGGAGAATAATATGTCCACATTTAGAATACAACGCACACGCAAAGCCCCTGTTGCTATGTCTCAGAAGACAACAACAAACACTTGGAGAGATATCTTTGACAGCATGAACAAAGGTCATTGGTTCCTTGTGTCAAAGGCCAACTATAGAAAAGTGTCTATGGCGGCGAATAAATACATCAAAGGCAACTACAGGCTTTACAAGCACCCATCAAGAAAAGATTGTTATGTTTTTTTGAAAAAGGCTTGACAGGTTAATGAGTAGCTTGTAAAATCTTACCTAAGGTAGCGTTAAGCTATATTCTTTAAGATAAATAACTTAAAGTTACCTTAGGTAGCCTTAGGGCAAATGAATTAAGTACGGGTAATGTATAAAAAGACAGCTAATAGAGAGAGGTTTATATGATGGTTTATAGTACATATTCTAAAGCAGGCAGGAGAGCGGCAGTCTATACAGACCACTGCTCCCTTCTATCCACTGAAGCCAAACGTATCAGACAGAAACATAATAAGAACATCCTAATTGATTGTGTCTTATCCTTTGTGGGTTCTTTCTGTATCTTTGGTGTTATTCTTTTGGTCCCCTTATCATGATCTCCCCTAATCCTAAACTGACACGCAAAGAGGTCTTAAAGCTTTTTAAAGGCTTGTATGATTTCAGAGAAGCTGAGACCTCATTGACGGAAGAACAGTCTAAAACGTTGCTCTATGCAATGGACATTCTAAACACAGCTCAAAGAGAGCGTATGATAGCAGAGGAAGACTTCTTGTATGATTATCATAGAGGGTAGAGAGTTTGGGATGTCTCAGCGTAAAGAGGCTGTAGCGTTCCTTGAAGGCATCTTGCTTGACTTAGACCGTCATGCTATGGTTATCATAGACGATCACGGTTTGCTGTTAGACCATCACGAACAACTTAAGGAGATTTTAGACAATGAGCCGAAATTCTATGTTCACTAGCAAACGCACCCAACCCTATACGATATGGGAAAGTGTCCCAAAAGCTGACTGGTTGCCTAAAGGTGGTCTAAGCTGGACTAACAGGGGCACGTTTAGAGCTGCCAATGCCTACTCTGCCATTGAACAAGCAGCCGAGAGCGGTTACTATGTCAAAGCGGGTGACAAGGTTTCAACAACCACAGGGCCCGAGATCATTATAAAACTGGAGGCTACACAATGAACCTATTTTTTGTTCACGAAGACCCAAAGACAGCAGCACAAAGCCTATGTGATAAACACATTGTTAAGATGATCCTAGAGACTGCCCAAATGCTTAGTACCGCTCACAGGCTCTCAGACACGCCTCAAGCTCCTTTTGTCTACAAGATGACCCATAAGAACCACCCAAGCACAAAGTGGCTCAGATCGTCTCAGATTGCCTACAAATGGGGTTTAGACCATCTACAAGAGTTATTTACAGAATACACGCATAGATACGGCAAGATTCACAAGACAGAGCGAGAAAAGCTAGAGCACCTCAAGGTTATACCCAAAGATCTGCCAGCACTGCCGTTTATAGACCCTCCACAGTGCATGTACGACGAATGTAGAGGGCTTGACACTATCATAGCCTATCGGTCATACTATAGGACTAGACGCACAGAGATTGACATGAGATGGACAAACAGGGAGATACCAGCATGGCTATAAAAAGCAAAACAGTCACGATTGATTTAGACGCAGACTTTATTCTTCAGGCTTACACAAGGGACTATGTTTGTATTGACGGTGTGCATAAAGTTTCTGATGAGAAAAGGATTCTTGGTTGTTTCACTACTTTCAGGGACTATGATGACCCAGAAGAACACCTCAGAGAGATGCTAAACCTCAGAGATTCCCTTCTTGCAGCATATGCGTATTACCCTGACGGTGATGTAACTGTGGAGCTAACTATAAAAGACGAACTGGTGAACGGATGAACATATTTAAGAGGCTCTACAGGTTCATACATGACGTATTTGTAGACATAGCAGAGGGTAATGTGACTGAAGACGACTTTGATCTCATCTTTTGGACTGCAATGGTGGTCTGGTGCATCTTCATTGTCGTCATGTTTTCAACCTTTGACCCACCATTACAACCCATAGGAGTTATGTAACATGGAAGTACAACTATTAGACATCATGGGGTCAGACCTAACGGTAGTTAATGCCGCCAGAGTGTCCTTTGCTGCTGAGTCAGACGAGTTTGGCAGTAGAGACAAGAAGCTGATTAGATATCTGGCTAACCATAACCATTGGACACCGTTTGGACACGTACAGGTTCAATTCAGGATCAAAGCACCTGTGTTTGTCGCTAGGCAACTGGTGAAGCATCAAGTTGGCTTGGTTTGGAATGAGATTAGCCGTAGGTACGTAGACTTTTTACCTACTTTCCATCAACCGGAAGCATGGCGTAAACGTGCGGACAACAAGAAGCAAGGGTCATCGGATGAGTCCTTTACAGGCCCCAACGGTGAAAGATTTGATATGAGATACAAAGACTTGATGGATAAATCTGAAGCTGTTTATGATAACATGATAGCCAGTGGTGTAGCCCCAGAGCAGGCCCGTATGGTCTTACCTCAATCAATGATGACTGAGTGGTACTGGACTGGCTCTTTGGCAGCCTTTGCACGAGTGGTCCAACAAAGGATATCCAGTGATGCTCAGTACGAGTGTCAAATAATTGCACAAAAGATAGATCAAGCACTTGCAATATCAGACGAAGTAAGTTATTCTTGGGCATGTCTAACTGAAAGGGAATAATCATGAACAAAGAAGATATGGACTTGACAAGCCCTGTGGAGGGCTACATGTCACTGGAACACCAAAAGAAGATGGCCTCTGAGTTAGCCTACGATGAGCTACACAGCCTGAGGTTTAACGAGCTTCACGCTATGCTGAGGGACTTTTTGATGCAAAAGTACCGCTCAATGCCACCTTTAGAACTAACGGACATGTATGAGAAGAGATTCTGGTACATGGTAGGAGAATAATCATGAGCAGATGCAGAGCCTGTAACAATGCTATGACGGATACTGAAATGAAACGTAAAGATCCTCACAGCGGAGACTATACAGACTTGTGCAGTGCGTGTTTGGCGGTGTCCGTTGAAGCCTTGCTTGAACTGGACGGGTTGGTAACGGACATTGACACAATTCAATTATTAGACGAAAGGGAGGTTGACTATATAGACGAAGCTGATATACTGCGGTACGTCCAAACTAAGGACAATAACTTTGAAGATAACTACTAATGGAGTAATTGGTATATGAACCAGAAACATATTGCTGAAGGTACAGTGGCCTTTCAATCACTAAGAAAGCATGACGAGTGGCAGGGACAGTCCACCGGTAAATTCACGCTCACTCTGAGCCTACCGGAAGACGTAGCGGAAGCTCTACAGTCCGAAGGTGTAAAACTGAGGGACTACGAAGGGACTGCTCAGCGTAAGTTTAGCAGCCAATACACAGTCCCCATCTTGAATGAGGACGGTACACCCTTTGACGGTGACGTAACCAGAGGCTCTCATGTACGTATCCTGTACAGCTACGGCAAACCCCATCCCGTTCACGGTACGTCTACGTATCTTGACAGGGTAAAGGTCTTAGATCTTGCGGAGACAACTCTTAGCGAATCACCGGAAGACTTCTAAGGAGAACATGACTCATGTCTGAGAACAAGTTTACAAGGCATGAGGAATGTCCGAAGTGCGGTAGTAAGGACAATTTAGGAAGATACTCAGACGGTCATGCTTATTGCTTTACCGCTGAATGTGACTACTTTGAACCTGCTACCGACACTCCGGTAACTGCATCCTCATTTACAAATGGAACCTATCAAAAGGTAATGGTAACGGAAATGACTGGAGTAATTGAAGCAATACCCGACAGGCGCTTGTCCAAAGAGACATGTAGCAAGTTTGGTGTGCGTATAGAGTTTGACCAGAAAGGTAACATTGCAAAACACCACTACCCCTTCAAAGATGCGGACACAGGCGAGACAGTCTGTACCAAAGTACGTATCGTGAAGGACAAACAATTCATGATTAACGGCTCCTACGGTAACAATCTGGGCCTGTTTGGTCAGGACACCTGTAGAGGTAGAGGTAAGTTTATTACCATTACCGAAGGTGAGCTGGACTGCCTAGCGGTATCTGAAATGTTTGACAGGAAGTGGGACGTAGTGTCTTTACGAACTGGTGCGGCATCAGCAGCCAAAGAGATCAAAGAGCAGCTAGAGTGGCTTGAAGGCTACGACAATGTGGTACTGTGCTTTGACAACGATAAGGCTGGTCAGATAGCCGTAGACAGCGTTAAGGATCTGTTTAGCCCCAACAAGCTGAAGGTCTGTAAGCTACCCCTGAAGGATGCCAGTGATATGCTCATGGCAAACAAGATCAGGGACTTTACAGCGGCATGGTGGGACGCTAAGACACACAGACCTGACGGTATCGTAGCGGGTGTAGACACATGGGATCATCTCATTAATGCTCGCAAGGTTAAATCTATACCGTATCCATGGGCAGGTCTAAATGACTTGACCAAAGGAGTCAGACCCTTTGAGCTAGTGACGATAACCTCAGGCAGTGGCATGGGCAAGTCTCAACTCGTAAAAGAGATTGAATACTTCCTGTTCAACTGCACAGAGGACAACATCGGTATACTGGCTTTGGAGGAATCTCTGTCCCGCACTACTTTGGGTTTAATGTCAATGGCAGCTAACAAGCCATTACATTTAGATGAGGACGCAGACACCGCCAGTTTCAAACCTTATTGGGAAAGCACGTTGGGGTCTAATAGATTCTACTTGCTTGACCACTGGGGTTCAACTGGTGAGGAGACGTTAATGTCTCAGATAAGGTACTTGGCAAAGGCTATGGACTGCAAGTGGATCATCCTTGACCACCTGTCAATCGTAGTCTCAAGTCAGGAGAACGGTGACGAGCGTAAGAACATAGACGCAATCATGACTAAACTCAGGACTCTGGTTCAGGAGTTGGGCGTAGGTCTATTCTTAGTCAGTCACCTCAAGCGTAGCGGTGGACAGGCACATGAGGACGGAGGAAAGATATCTCTATCTGAACTCAGAGGGTCACAGTCCATCGCTCAATTATCTGACATTGTGTTGGGACTGGAGAGGGATCAACAGAACGACGATGAGGACGTTCGCAACACTACGACAGTGCGAGTGCTGAAGAACCGCTATACGGGCTTGACAGGCCCAGCGTGTTACCTGAAGTACGACAAAACCACAGGACGTATGTTGGAGACACAAAAACCAGCGGAGGTTATAGGTGATTTCTAGTTATGACGACATTATAGAACGGGTTGTGACAACACCCATCATGACAACTTCTCATGAAAAGTCTATGGAGATGGGAACCCTGAGAAACTCAGTCACTAGAGGTGCTGGCAATCTCGTAGGGTTTGTAGGAGAAGGCTTAGTACATGAATACTTGCAGGAGCAGGGACAAATGTGCGGTTGGACTAACACGTATGATTATGATTTAGTGCTTGACGGTGATCTCACTCTTGACGTAAAATCTAAACGTACTGGTTTTACCCCAAAGCTGGACTACGAGTGTTCCATCGCGGCCCTAAACACTAAACAAGAGTGTGACATGTACGTATTCACACGGGTCAGGAATGACATGACCGTAGGTTGGATACTCGGTTTCTTGCCAAAGGAAGAATACTTTGACAAAGCAACCTTTATGGAGAAGGGAACTGTTGACTCTTCTAATGGATGGAAGGTAAAATCGGACTGCTACAACGTACCGATAAACGAACTGAGGCCAATAAGTGAACTTATCAAAAAGCAAAACTCTGATACTTGACATTGAGACTGATGGGCTAAAACCCACTACTGTTTGGTGCTGCGCTACTAATCTGTTTGGCACTGTGTACGATGCTGAGACATTCAAAACACAGTTAGCTGAACATGCTGTAGAGAACATCGTAGCTCACAACGGCATTGGGTTTGACTATCCAGTTATGTCTAAGTTATGGGGAGTTGACTGGTCCAGCTACAAGCTGTACGACACCTTAGTCCTGTCAAGACTGGCAGACCCATCCAGAGAAGCCGGTCATAGTCTACGCCAATGGGGTGAGC